TTAATCGAGGTTTTTACCCATCCACACGACTTTGCCAATAATTTGCAGCATTGTCAGTTCGCCTGCAGAGACAATCTGAGATTTATACTCTTTGTTGTCACTGATTATCTCTATGCCACCATCAAACAGTTTTTGTAAGCGCTTGGCATAGAGATCGTCGCCCAGGCGTAATACGAAGATACAGCCGTCTTCTAGCGTCGTTTTGCTGATATCAACCAGTAGGCTATCTCCGCTGTGTATGGCGGGTTCCATCGAATTGCCTTTGGCATAGACGACTTTAAGATTCTCGGGCTTTAAACTACGGTATTTAAGCCAGTTCTTTCTAAACGGCAGCCGTCTGCGTACACCTGTTTCATCATTAAACGCACCATGCCCAGTGCTTACCACCACGTCATAGCCTTCAATCAAGAAATACTCTTCATTGAATTGGTCTTGGTGGACGTAAACAATACCTTCCTGGGAAATTTCATCGCGTTGGCGATTCGGGTATTTAGGGCCATTGCCAGTTGCAAGCCAACGAATGCTCACGCCAGCCTCTTCTGCTATACGTATTGCTGTATCTAACTTAGGTTCACCACCTTTGATTAGATTACGTAGGGTACCTTCAGATACGCCAATTTTAATGGCGAACTCTCTAATACTGTTTTTTCCAATTGCTTCCGAAATACGGTCAGCAAGAGTGCCGACTTCAGTTGTGGAAGTCGGATCTAAAGTTGGATCTGAGTGTAAGGCTTCCGACTTCATTATTTTCCTCGAACCAAAATCTATTTAACGCTCAAGAGAGCAATAGTTATTACTTAAAAACTACCGAATAAGTAATGGTTTACTGAATATTCAACCGAAACTACATCAATCTTTTGCGCACTAAAATAACTTTAGTGCGTAATTTTCTGCGCAAAAAAGCAGAAAGCTGTTGATTTGTGCCTAACTCGGATCTATATTCGCAATACGTTACGCACTGCGTAACGTATTGTAGTTAAACTGCGTTCGTTCGCATTGCGAACGTAATCAAAATATTAGCACGGTAATTCTTATGAAGATAGAAAGCGCTCGTCATATACATGCAGCCTTGCTCGCAAATGGACAAAGCTGCCGTGCGTGGGCGATTACGCATGGATATAACCCAAGGACGGTTCAGAAGTGCGTTCAATGGTTTGCACCCAATACAGGTCGTAAACCTAAACGCTTAAAAGCCATCAAGATCATGGCTGCTTTATCTGAATACCTTGGTGTTGATTTAGTGGGAGAGCACCATGACTAAGGAATGGTTTAGCACTGTAGAAATTGCAGAGCTATTGGATGTCGGGGATAGACGCGTCCGTGATAGGGCAAAACATGAAAACTGGCAAAAGCAAAGGCGACAAGGGCTAGGTGGAGGATTTGAATATCACCTAAATAGTTTACCCCTTGAGGCTCGTCAGAAGCTGGCAAAACAGGAAGCGGAGAAGATAGCAAAATCTCCAACGTCCCTGATGCGTGCGGGATCTGCTGTTGCCAAACTGCAAATCCCTGCAGTGAGTCAAACAGAAAAAGCCAAGAGCATTCAGCAGTTTATAAATCTACCTGATAAAGCGCAAAAGCGGGCTGATGCAAAGATGCTGATCGTCAATGCCAAGGCTAAATTCTGCATGCCTTACCTTGAGGTTCGCAAGCTCGTTGATGGTGAAAAAGCATTCTGCAAGGCGTATGCCCAGCGTTCGATTGCACTACCGGACTGGGTATTCTCAATTATTAGCAGTGTTTCTATTGTAACTATCCGCCGTTGGGAAAAGGTCTTAGCAAAAGATGGCGTTAGCGCACTCGCTGGTAAATATAAAGTTGAGCGTCCTTGTCTACTGAATGACGAGCCCGACTTAGCCGACTTCCTAAAGGGGCTGATCACCGCTAAACCGCATCTGGTGGGCAAGGCAAAACAGCTTAAAAAGCTAGCCGAGATCTATGCGATAAAAACCGACATGCCTTGGCAGATCCCAAGCATCTCCAGCATTCGCCGATGGGTGAATAAATGGATAAGTCAGAATCAAGCGGCCTTTACTTTCACTACAAACCCTAAAAAATTCAACGATAAATACCGGACTGCGGTTGAGCAAACCTATCCATGGATGGCTGCGCCAAACGATGTATGGGAATTTGACTCAACCCCAGTCGATGCCATGTTGAAAGAAGGACGACACACCATTATTGCGGTGATCGACTGCTTCACACGTCGCGTCAAACTGCTTGTTTCGCCTACTTCATCAAGCGAAGGCATTTGCCTTTTAATGCGTAAAACCTTACTGGCTTGGGGAGTTCCAAACCAAGGCGGCTTAATGCGTACCGATAACGGCAGCGATTATGTCAGCCAGCGAACCACGTGCATCTATCACTTACTCGACTTAGAACAAAGCCGTGCTAACCCATACTCAGGTTGGGAAAAGCCCTTTATCGAACGTTTCTTTAAGACGCTCAGCCATGATCTTATTGAGTTACTGCCTGGCTACATTGGCCATAACGTCAATGACCGCGAGGCTATCGAGGCTCGGAAAGAATTTGCGGTACGCCTTAAAGAGCGCAACAAGAAAGAGAACGAAAAGGCTGATTACGATCTCCGTATGACGCAACCGGAATTACAGCAACTTCTTGATAATTGGGTTGATGCCTATTATCACCTCCGCGCACACGATGGCTTAAAGGGTAAAACACCCAATGAAGTCTATCGCGCAGCTCAATATCAAGTGCGGGCGGTTGAACATCCTGAAGCCTTAGATCTCCTGCTTAACCACGTTGGCGAGTACACCATCCTTAAGGGCTTTATTAAAGCGGGAGGATTGCGTTATACGGCACCGGAAATGTTGGAGCATGAGTGGAAAGGGCAACGAGTTCGAGTATTTCTCGATCCAACGGATGTCGCTCGTGCGTTTATTTACCCGATCAATAATTGGGAAACCCGAATCGAAGCAGTTGATAGCCGTCTTTTAGGTCAAGAGATCAGCCCTGCGGCTTATCGTCAAACCAAAAAAGAAGAAGCTAAGGCACTGCGTAGTTTCAGGGCCGAAATGAAGCAACTCGCAAAAACGTTCAACATAGGCGAGATCCATCAAACCGTCATCGAGCACTATGCCAAGCAGGCTAAGTCACTAGTCGAGTTTCCAACCCAGCCAATAGCCCACCAAACCCCCAGTTTAATGGCATTAACTGAGGCTGCAGAGCAGCTCGTTAAAACCAATAAGCCTGCTTATAGCGACCAACAAATTGAGCATTTACGCCAGAAGCGTAAAGCGATTGAAGAACGTAAAAACACCATTAATCAACAGCATGCAACCTTAGTGCGTAATGAGCACGAAAAGGCACGTTTGCTTGCCGCTGAATCTCTCAACCGTGAATTAACGCCAAAGGAGGATGCATTCCTAAAGGATTACAAAAAGCACAACAAGTTAGGGGCAAAACGCATTGATGAAATCATGGGCCATAAGCGCAGAGCGACCAACTGAGCACTTATTACCCACAACGGCCATGAAGGCCATAAAACTAAAGCAAATGGAGTATACAAAATGAAAGCAGTGATCGCACCTGTAAAAAATGTTCTGACAGCCCAAGACGCCTTCGACAATCTTTGTACCCGAGGCATAGGTGTACCAGGTCTCGGTTTGTACCACGGCCCAAGTGGCTTTGGTAAAACAACTGCAACCACTTATCTGTTTAACCAAGTGAACGGTATCTATGTTCGAGCCATGGCCACAGACAGTGCCAGTACGCTAATGAACCGTATTGTCGGCGAACTCGGATCGAGCGGCATGTGGCGCATTAATAAGATGGTCGATTTCACTATCGAGCAAATGAGCATGTACGAACGCCCGCTGTTTATTGATGAAGCCGACTACCTCATGTCGGACGTTCGTATGCTTGAAACGGTGCGGGATCTCTACGACAACACCGAGGTCCCTGTGATCCTCATTGGTATGGACCAAATCGCCCGCCGTATCAGCACACGCAAACAGTTCTTTAACCGTATTTCAGAGTGGGTTGAGTTTCGACCAGCCGACTTAGATGACGTCATGGTGATGGCCGATTCCCTCTTAGATAACGACATCAAAGTTGAACCAGAACTCCTTGATGAACTGCGTAAAGCCAGCAGTGGTGAGGCTCGTCGCATTGTCATTGGCCTTAATCAAATCGAACGTCTCGCCAAAATGAACGAACTTGATTACGTCACTGCAGAACACTGGGGGGCACAGCCATTCCATGGTGTTCGACGTCCAAGCCTTGTGGGTTAAGCGTTATGGCACAAGTCAAACGCTCAACCCCGTTAAGGCACAGCGCATGGTTGTTTATGTGCTGTTGTCGCAATCGAAAAGTCAGCTTTAGTGCTGAACAAGTTGCCGATGCATCGGGAATGCCTAAGTGTCTCGCGAATCGCTTTTTGCGTGATTTGTATCGAGAAGGGCGCTTAACACTCGAATGGAAAGGGCGTACAGGGCTGACCAACCGCTACTGGTTAAACGATGACAGCCCGTTAAAACGCCAGTCTCAGTTCGCCAAGATTAAAGCGAATCAGCGGATCTGGAACAGTTGCCGCATCATGCGCAATTTCTCGATTGAAGAAATCATGGTCACAGCTAGGGTGGCGCGCTCAACGGTAAAGCGTTACCTCAATGCCCTGCAACGGGCAAGCTTGATCCGCATTAGAGCTATCGAAGAGGAAATGATCATTTATCACCTCAACGTTGACTGTGGCGCTTTAGCGCCAGAGCTAATCGATGACGGTATTTATGCACCAACCAAATCGAAGTTTTATCCCTATAGGGAGGCGCTATGAACAAGGACAATTGGTTCCAAGTGCTTGAGTTAAAAGTCAGTGAGAGCAGCCAAGCGCAGATTGCCAGAGAGCTAGGTGTCAGTCCGACCATGCTTAATCAGGTCCTGCTGAACAAATACAAAGGCAATATCGACACCATTAAAAATCGTGTTGAAGGGCGCTATTTACGTCACCACGTACAGTGCCCCGTTGCAGGGCAAATCAGCGTTGATACCTGCAAAGACAATCAAGAACGGCCTTTTAGCTCTACCAACCCACAACGCGTCCGACTCTATCGCGCCTGTCGCGGTGGCTGCCCACATTCGCAGTTAAAGCAGTCGGCAGTAACACAGAGGATCGATGTGCAATCAGCGACAGACAGTCGTTACAACGTAGAGGAACAGCTCGCGTTCTGTCGCCGACTCGCCCAGGGCGACCAACTACAGCATATCGAACTACTCGAAAGGGAGTTGCAAAAGGTGGCTAACCGCCTAAATAGCGCCCTTTGGGATAACAAATGGAAAGGTAAATAACATGCAAACAAAAGCTATCAATGTGATTGCCGCCTTAAGGCTTCGTGGGATGAAGGTCGTTAGCCAGCATCGCGGTGTTATCCAAATTGACGTTCCAAGCCGTGATTTTAAACGCATGGCAGTTGAGATTATCGAGAATATAAAAGGCATTCGTCGCCGTTGTATGGCGGTGCAATTTCATGGCGTGACAGTGCGCTGGAATGAGGACAAATAAGATGAACACACAAGAACAAACCCACAACCAAACCGCTATTCCGCAGGGCTACCGCAAAAACGCTTTAGGCAATTTGGTGCATGAAGATCGTATCAAGCCCGTGGACAAACTGCGCGATGAAGTCGTGCTGGCTATTGTCGGTTCAGCCAAAGAACTGCGTGAACAGATGCTTAATTTCAAACTGATGACGATGGCACAAATTGATGGCTTTGCCGAACTATCGGCCAGTGAATATGGCGTTAAGGTTGGTGGTAGTAAGGGCAATATTTTACTTACTAGCTTTGATGGCAAGTACCAAGTGCGCCGTGCTGTAGGTGAACACCGCGTATTTGATGAGCGTATTCAAACCGCTAAAACCTTGATTGATGATTGCATTAAAAGTTGGAGCGGTGGCGCGGATACCCGCCTGATGGCCATGGTTGAGCATGCCTTTCGGGTAAACCAGCAAGGCCGAATCGACGTTAATCAAGTGCTCAGTCTGCGCCAGCTGGATATCGACGATGCCAACTGGAAACGGGCCATGGACGCCATAGCCGACGCGATTCAAATCACAGGCACTAGTCAGTACCTGCGTTTATATGAGCGTCAGCCTAATGGCAAATATACCCAACTACCACTGGATATCAGCACCCTTTAGGGGGGAGCAAGGAGCACATCATGAAACTCAGCACACAATCGGGCATTCAACACCTATTCGATGACAACCAAGCCGCACTCGATCGGGTGGCGTTTCAATTACGCCAAGCAACCTTACTTGAAGCCAGCTTTGACAATCTGCGCAGCGAGCTCAGTGGCCTAGCGGCGGAAAGGCCGCATTACTGCTTGATGATGTGCGCTGCTTTGCTCAATGCGCTTAAGGAGTTAAGCAAAGAGTTTGCAGGCGAACGCCGCGCTGTGATCGCCTTTTTTATGGAGAAGTCACTCAATAATTTAGAACTGCTAGAGCCAAAGCCTGTAATGCGTTAACCCTGCGAAACCCGCTCCATAGCTTGGAGCGAGGTCTGTCTAATGTAGTGATTAGGCACTGATGAGCAGCTAACCAAAGAGTAAAGATGAATGACACCCTACGCTAAACGCTTACTCAAATATGCCATTGCGAACTGCCCAGTTAGGCCTGTTCGTAAGGGGAAAACCAAAGCCGAACTACGCAGTGAGCGGGAGCAATGGGCGGTAAACTTTTTAAATGCAGCAACACCGAATTGGCAGCAGCTCAAGAGTCAGCCTAAAGCCATCAAGATAGTATCCAGTGCGACAACCGATGAGGATGACGAATAATGCGAGAAACAAATCAACATGCCACTGCGCCAGTCGCTCAACACAAGAAGCGCCTGATCACTTTAATCAATGTGGCTAAGGGATCATTACAGCTCGATGAAGCCATCTACCGCGCCATGCTGAAAAATGCCACGGGTAAAGATTCCTTGCGGGCAATGAACTTGCCAGAGCTTGAACAGGCGCTAGAAGTGTTCAAACAAAAGGGCTTTAAACCTACTGTAACCAACAATAAAACAGCGGGTAAACGCCGTTTAAGTCCTTCTGCGGGTAAAAGCAAATTGGCCAGCATAGATAAAATACGTGCCATTTGGATCACCATGGGCCACCACTTAGTGATCCATGATAACAGTGAGTCAGCGCTTGATGCCTATGTGCGTCGCATGACGCTACGTAGTAAAAATGAGGGCGTTGATGCCACCCCATGGATGACAGAACAGCAAGCCTACAAAGTATTAGAAAGCCTTAAAAACTGGCATAAGCGCGTACTTATCGAGCGCATTACTGTCCGTGGTGAACGGCTAAAGATGAATGAAGCAGGTACACGTCCCGCAAACTATGAAGTGATCGTCGCGCAATACGAGGGGCATGGCTATGAGTAAGAACATCTTAAACGCGGTTAGCATTCCAGAAAACCAGTTGGATTTATTGTCCACCAGCGCCGCCGAGCTGGAACAAGCCCTCGAAACCTTAGCCACGCTTAAGCCCGATGAACGTGAGGACTTCATTCGCCGCTGGCCCTCAACCTTGCAAAGCTTGTGCGATGTGATGCGCCAAACCCTAAAGCAATACGATATTGATAACGCGGATAATGTCAGCGAAGCCTTAGCCACTAGTCTAAGCGCCTATCTCGGTGGGCGTGATATCTACATCCCCAATGGTGAGCGCCTCAAGGATGCGCTGCGGGATATCCGCATTTGGCGCGAGTTTAAGGGCAATAACCTAGAGCAGTTAAGCCGCGACTATGGACTCACCGAGCGCCGGATCAGCCAGATAGTGGCAGAGCAAAGGGCAGCATTTGTGGCGAGGAAGCAAAGGCGATTGTTTTAGTTAAGAAGTGTGGCTTACTGCAAGGTCATTTGGCATAAAGAGATTTAGAGTATTTAACAATTCACAATTGTTGTTATTATGTAATAAGTTAAATTTTCTCAGGAAATTATATGTCAATACATGTAACTGATTGCCCGCGCTGCAAGGCACAAAAAACCACATTCGATGTACTTGCTTTTGCACCAGTAAGAGAGATTGATAGCTATCAGGACACATTTTATCTTGAAGTGCCCATGCAATGTAGAAATTGTAAGCAAGTATCAGTGATTAGTGCAAATGTAACTGGCAGAGCAACATTTCGTGATTTAAATGATTTAAATGAACATAAACATTTACTTTACGAATTTTTAGACGTCCTCGTTTTTGTAACTCTTGCTGATGTTAAAGCATCCGCACCTCCAGAGCATTTACCACAAAACATACACAATGCTTTTGTGGAGGGAGCAAAGTGTTACGCTGCAGGTTGTTATAATGCTGCTGGCGCTATGTTCAGATTAAGCCTAGACCTCGCTTCAAAGTCCCAATTACCGAAAGACGACACTCTTACAAATCACCGACAAAAGACTAATCTTGCTGATAGGTTGGAGTGGCTTTTTGAAAATAATCATTGGCCAGTTGCCTTGAAGGAAATGGTTACTTGTATTCGACAAGACGGCAATGACGGTGCGCACGATGGTGAGCTAGGAGAGGCAGAAGCCTTCGATATTATGGACTTTAGCTTTATGGTTCTGGAGAAAATTTATGCTGAACCAGAGCGTATCAGAATCAGCCAAGAACGCAGAGCGATTAGAAAGCAATAATTGGCTTAAAAGTTAAGGATAGATAAATGAAATGGATTTTATTTTCTGCTATGTGCTTTGCATTTAGTGTCGAGGCCGAAATCTACAAATGTATGGTAAATGGGGTGGAGACCTATAGCCAAGTCTCCTGTGCAGAAGATGCCATACCAATCTCAGTAACTCCTCCACCGAAAATGTCTTCTGTTGTCGATACAGCTAACGAATCAATCCTTGTAGAGCAGTGTGTGGCTTACTTGAAACGCTTTGGTGATTTTAAAGATCCTGATTCTATCAAGGTCGAAGGGCATTTCTTTGATTGGTTGCAGGATGATAGCGGTGCTCGCAGGGTATTACAGCTAAAGATTAACGCCAAAAACAGTTATGGTGCTTACTCTGGCGGATATTATCGTCCTTGCTTTCTAAACTATAACGCTACGAAATTAAGTGATAATCAGAAGCTAATTTTCACTAATACTAATGGTGTATTGAATGAGTGAATTAAAAAAAGAGGTGATGCCTGAAAAGTCATCTTCTGCAAAGTTAGTTGTTGATTATGCTAAATCAGGTTGGGATGATGAGCTTAAAAGGTTTTACAGCATTGATGATAAGTTATCGAAACTATTGAGATTTATAACTGGTGTGCTAGTAATATTTTCGACGTTCTTAACTTGGCTTTATGTGCATATAAATGAATTCAATGGATTATTTCAATACTTAATTTTAGTCTCTAGTTTTGTGTCTTTAGTGAGCTTAATTAGTGCGATGTTACAAGCGTATAACGGTACCCAGCTGATGGTCTTTGTAAGACCACGTATGAGTTCTGCAGTAATTGGACTACTAGATTTAGACCAAGAAGAGTCTGCAAAGTTGATTGCAGAAACTTATCTGGAAGCAATTAGTAAGCACAGGGATCAAATGAAGGCTAAGGAAAAGTGCTTTGATATTTCATATAAAGATGTGATTTTGGCTTTATCTATGTTCGTAACTAGTCTGTTTTTATTGATAATAATAAAAGGAATCTAATAACAATGTCTGAGAAAAATCAAGAACAAAAAATACCAGTAAAGCCCGGCAGTGGAAGCGATCAAAAACGTAGTGATGGTGGGTTAGGGGTTGATAACGTTAGAAATCAAAAAGAGATTGGAAACGGCAAGATATCCATTCCTCATACGCCAAGTGATAGGAAAAGCCGTTAGCTACCGGGAGGTATTATGGCCAGTTTAGAATTCAAAATTACTTTGAAATATTATGTTCAAATTATTAATTTTTATAAACAATTTATTGAAGGGCTAAGAACTGAACTTCCTGAAGAGTATGGTTTGCTTGTCCAACCTGAGAATATACATGAACCGGTTGTGTTACATATAGTTGGAACAACATGGGAGATTACAATCCGTCCTATTCAAAAGGACCAACTGTATGGTTTGATTGAATTTAAAACTATCGAGGACACTAAGGTAGTGTTTACTCTTTATATTGACCGATATGGTAATTTTGGTTCTGATGTGACTGAAGGTGGTAAGGTAGAATTGTTCACATCTGTTAGACATAACCCTGATTATCAGTTTTATGTCATTAGACCATTTTTTGAATCATTTTTTTCATATCATGGTATTGCTATAACATAACAGATTAATCCCGAAACCTTTCCAATCCGCTGAAAATCCCTAAACCGAGACAATGAACCTATGTTCACTGTCTCGGTTTTTTTATGGCTTTTGTCACCCACAACTCTCGTAAATGCAAGGTTCGCAGCGGCGTTAACAGTATGCCGATTGCGAATGCTCGCCCCTCTGGCTTTCACATCAGTCGGATACAAAGCCGAGTCTATCGCCAGTGCGCTAAGGACGGTTTTAATGCCCGCATCCGTGCAGAGTTAGCGGCTGACCTCACTGGCGATGTGCCCGCCACCGTACCCTTGTATAGCCACAGTCTCACCCGCCAAAGCTACTTGGATCAAGGCTGGCAAGCCGTCACCCATCTGGACATTTTAAAAGCGCGTAAACGAGCTAAAGCACAAGCTATGGCGGTGCCTAATGAACAGTAAACTCAGGGCCATTTTAGTTGCCGCAGGCTTAAGTTCGGCGGCCATCACGGGCGCACAGCTTACCGATAAATGGGAAGGCAATAGCCTGAGCGTCTATGTCGATGCGGTGGGCGTGCTGACCGCCTGCCGTGGCCATACGAGCAAAGACTTAAAGCTTGATCAAACCTTTACCGAGCAGCAATGCATGGAGATCTTTGCCAAGGATATCGCCAAGGAAGATAAGCAACTGCTCAGCCTCACCGCGCCCGTAACGCTCACCCACAGCGAGCACGCCGCCTATTTATCGTTTTTGCACTGGGCGGGATACGGCAACTTTGCCAGCTCAACCTTGCGTAAAAAGCTGTTAGCTGGCGACAGAGTGGGCGCGTGCAAAGAGCTAACCCAAGCCTGTTCAACCAATAAGCAAACGGGTGAGCGCGTCTGTAATGGCTGGACGTATGGCACCGACCTATTCGGTAACAAGGTGCGCCTAAATGGCCTCATCAAGCGCCGTGCCGAAGAGCAAACCATTTGCCTAAGCGAACTGGGCCTCTCGCAATCAAAGGGGAGCATGCAATGAATCCCTCACAAATCATTAGCACTGTGCAGTGGTTATTTCTGTCACTGGCATTAGTCACCATTGGGCTGATGTACCACCAACAGCAGAATACTAAGAGCCAGCTCACCCAAGCGTTAACTGACAATGCTGCCCTAAAACAGAGTGCCGACACGCTAGCGGTATGGCTGCAAGACGCCAACCTTGAACGCTTTGCCCTAAAAGACGAAGGCGAAACCCTCGCCCTGCAGGTGCAAACCGTCGAACAGCAAAAGGCCGCGTTAGCTACCCGTAATCAAGACCTTAACCACCAACTGAACCAGCTACTTGAGGACGCCCAGGATGAACAAACGCAAGCATGGCGTGTGGCTAGCGTGCCTAACGATGTTGTGCGCGTGTACGACAACGCCGCCCGCTGTGCGTTACGTGCCCACTTACAAGACCCAATATGTGTTGCCGCCCGAAGCACTGATGCGCGAGTGCAACGTCACTCAGGTACCGCCACAGGTATTGCAGTGCCTGCAAACCCAACAGGTGGTGTGCCTTCGCAACCCTCCGCTCAGTAATCAAGAGTTAGCGGGGCTAATGCTCTCGCTACTCACTGACCTTGGGCAATGCAACCTCGACTGGCAAGCCCTGCACGATTGGCGGCAACGCCATCAAACAGACCAAACAAAATAAGGAACCCCATGGACGAAACCGATTGGGCTAGCAATATGGAAACCCGCGAGCGAGCTGCCTGCGTTGATGCAGTAAGGGATGCCGCCAGGCACAAACAACACCGCCAAGGCAATGGTATTTGTATTGATTGCTTAGAGCCAAATGAGCCACAGCGGCTTAACGAATTGCGCTGTATCAGTTGCCAAGAAGATGAAGATAAGCGCCAGAAGATGCGCTATGGGAAGCGTTTATGATCGAATCGCTATTTGAATATTTCGGTAAGTATTGGGGCTTTATTGGCAGCGTCATTAGCGTTTTCTGTGCACTGCTGATGGCGTGGTTTAGCACGCGATTTACCCCACGGATTGAGCATGAAAAAGTGATCCAAAAGGTGGCTGAAATCGACAAGCGCCTTAGCGAAACTGAAATGCAATTGGAGTACATGCCGACCCGCGACGAACTCCATGCGCTCGATAAAACCCTCACTGGATTAGGTGAGCGCTTTGGCGCAATGGAACAAGGCATTAGGCGCTTAGAAACCAAGACCGACATGCTTCTCGAAAACGAACTGAAAGGAGGCCACCAATAATGGCGATGCAGCAAATTATCAATGAGCACCAACGCCTTGTGGTGCTTCGATTACTGACAGAGGCGGGAGCCTTCGCACTCAATGAGTCCATCTTACAAGATGGCTTAAATGCCTACGGACTCGACATTAGCCGCGATGCCTTGCTGGTGCAGCTCGCTTGGCTTAACGAGCAAGGGCTGATTAAAACCGAGTTAGTGGGCAAAGTGACCACGGCAACGCTAACAGGTCGCGGCCAAGATGTGGCGACAGGCCGCGCGGTAGTACCAGGGGTTAAACGCCCAAGAGCGGGAGAATAGCCATGGCCGTTAAACCGTTAACCGCTGGACAAAAAAACGTGCTTTATCACTTAGCTCTCGCTTTGGTTACCGCTGATGTAGAAAACCAAGTCATTAAACCCATGATGAAAAAAGAAGGTAAGCGGTATATCGAAGGTGAGTTCCGCAAGATGTATTTCGCCAAAGTGCCCCAAGTTGCACAGGCCGAAAGAGCGCTGCAAAAAGCCATGGCTCAAGCGCAGAAGGACATTGCTGCTTCGATAAAGTCTTCTAAAGGAGCTGACAATGGCGAGTGAAACCCGAGGCCGCCGCTCTAAGGTGGATTTACTGCCTGATCCTATTCGCAAGAAGCTCGATGCGGGGCTGCGTAATGGCTCGATTCAGCAGATTGATCTGCTTGATGAAATCAATGCCCTGATTAAAGCCGCAGGGCTACCAGAAGAACAGCAGCTTTCCCGCGCAGGCATTAACCGCTATGCCACCAAGATGGAGGCCGTGGGGAAAAGTTTGCGGGAAATGCGTGAGATCACCCAAGTGTGGACGGCAGAGCTGGGTGACAAGCCCACGGGTGAAGTGACTAAACTCATTCTCGAAATGGCGCGTTCGCAGCTGTTTAAAGCCCTATTAAACCAAGATGAAACGGGCGAAGGTGCCGACGTTGGCATGATTAAAGACGCCATGTTAGCGGTGCAGCGTTTGGAGTCTGCTGCCATGGCCAGCCATAAGCGCGAGAAAGAGATCCGCACCGCGTTCGCGGCCGAAGCGGCTAATGCCGCCGAGAAGGTCGCGAAAACCGCTGGCTTAACCAGTGATGCCGTTGCCTTGCTTAAGCGTGAAATACTGGGGATTGCCTGATGAGCGGCCTCATTAAACCCGTCTTTGATCCTGTGCTTGAGGCCAGTTATCTCAGCATCTTTGATCCTAAAGAGGTGCTGCTCGGTTATCAGAAACGCTGGATAGCCGACGAGTCACCGCTGAAAATTGCCGAAAAGTCGCGCCGAACTGGACTCACTTGGGCCGAAGCTGCCGATGCTTCTTTAACTGCAGGCGCTGCCCGTGGCCAAGGCGGGACTAACCATTTTTATGTGGGCAGTAACAAGGAGATGGCGCGGGAATTTATCGACGCTGCGGCCATGTGGGCCAAAGTATTTGATAAGGCCGCAGGCGAAATCCAAGAAGAAGTGTTTGTTGATGAAGGCCAAGACGGTAAAGAGATCCTGACCTTTGCCATTTACTTTGCCTCAGGTTTTAAGGTGCAGGCGCTATCGAGTAATCCCTCGAACCTGCGCGGTATGCAAGGCAATGTGACTATAGACGAAGCGGCGTTCCACGAGCGCTTGGCCGAAGTACTAAAAGCGGCATTGGCGCTGACCATGTGGGGCGCGAAGGTACGCTTGATCTCCACTCATAATGGCATTGATAACCAGTTCAATGAGCTGATTAATGATTCCCGTGCGGGTAAAAAAGATTACTCCATTCACCGTGTCACCTTAGATGATGCCTGTAATGAGGGGCTGTATAAGCGTATTTGCCAAGTGCGCGGCATCGAATGGAGCCAAGCGGCCGAGGATGACTGGAAAGCAAAATTACTCAAAGCCACTGCCACTGAAGAGGACGCGTTAGAAGAATACTTTTGCGTGCCTAAGTCTGGCGGTGGTTCTTATCTTAACCGCGCGTTAATCGAAGCCCGCATGGCGAGCGTGACAGATAGCGGCCCCGTTATTCGCCTTAAAAAAGACGATGCTTTTGGACAATGGCCAGAGGGTTTACGGGCGGCGGAGATCCTTAAGTGGTGTGAGGATGAACTAAAGCCGGTTCTCGATAGCTTAGACCCTGCACGCCCCCATTGCTTTGGTGAAGACTTTGCCCGTAGTGGTGACTTAACTGTGATTGACGTGGGGGAAATCGCCCAAGATCTCCACATCAAAACCAAGTTACAGGTCGAGCTTAAAAACATTCCCTTTCGCCAGCAAGAGCAGATCCTGTTTTACATTGTGGACCGCTTGCCACGGCTGAGGGGCGGCGCGATGGATGCACGCGGTAACGGCCAAGCGCTAGCTGAATACGCCCAGGATAAATACGGTAGTGAAGTGATCGCCTGTGTGATGTTGTCAGAGTCCTTTTACCGCGAACAAATGCCTCGTTTTAAAAGTCACTTTGAAGATGGGCTTATCACTATCCCAAGGGATGACGACACCAGTACTGATCTGCGGGCCTTAAGCATTAACCGCCGAGGTACGCCATGCCTTGGCGATGTACGCACAGGCCAAGAAAAAGAACGCCACGGTGATGCCGCAATCAGCCTGTTCTTGATGGTATACGCCTCCACCTTAGACGGTGCCCCCATAGAGTTCACCCCCATTCCTAGGAGTGATCACCGCAATCCGAATGCCGCAGCAAGTGCCCATGAGGATGATGATAATCAAACGCAGCGAGGTTGCTGGTAATGCAAGAAAAAACAACTGAATCACGTATTTTGGACGCCAGTGGTCGGCCGTTTAAGCAGCGTGAAGCCAAAGCGCTGCAGACCGACGATGTGCGTTTAATTGGTCTGCAACGCACCTTTAGCCAGCACCCGAGTAGTGGTTTAACGCCCGCCAGTGCAGCCAATATTTTGCAGGCCGCCGAGCAAGGCGATCTCATTGCCCAATGTGAACTGGCTGAAGATATCGAAGAGAAAGACGGCCACCTATATGCCGAGTTAGACAAGCGCAAACGGGCACTGATCGGCGTGGATTCCTATTTAATACCGCCCCGTAACCCGACGCCACAGGAAAAGGCCGACACTGAATATCTGCAGGAAATGCTCGAAGAAGGTAACTGGATAAAGACGCTCATTAAGTCAATGAGTGATGCCATTCTCAAGGGCTTTAGCATGCACGAGTTAGCCTGGACGCGAGAGCTAGGGGAATGGTTTATTGAAGTGCCAGAGTATCGCGATCCGTCTTGGTTTATGACTCACCCTGAGCGGCGTAACGAACTGCGCCTGCGTGATGCCACGGTCAATGGCGCTGACCTGTGGCCCTTTGGTTGGATCAAACATATTCATCCAGCCAAGTCGGGCTATGTTAGCCGCAGTGGTTTAGTGCGTCAGTTAATCTGGCCGTTCATTTTTAAAAACTACAGTGTGCGCGACTTAGCCGAGTTTCTGGAGATCTACGGTTTGCCGCTGCGTATTGGTCAGTATCCAGCGGGTGCCAGCGATGAGGAAAAGCGCGCCCTGTTAAATGCAGTGATGAGCATTGGCCATAACGCGGGTGGCATTATGCCCAAGGGCATGGTGATGGATTTCGAGAGTGCCGCCACAGGTCAAGCTGATCCCTTTGATTTGATGATTAGCTGGGCTGAAAAGACCATGAGCAAGGTGATTTTAGGCGGCACCTTGACCAGCCAAGCCGACGGTAAAAGCTCAACTAATGCGCTCGGTAACGTGCATAACGAAGTACGCCAAGAGCTGCGCGATGCAGACCTTAGCCTGATTGCCGAAACCTTAACCCGCGACTTAGTGGCCCCCTTGTATGCGCTCAACTGCAAGAGTTATCAAAGCCATCGCCGTCATCCACGTTTAGTATTTGATACCACTGAGGCCGAAGACTTACGGGCCTTAGCTTATCCGCTGCGTGCGTTCGTCAGCATGGGTATGCAGATCCCACAAAACTGGCTGCATGAAAAGACCCGTATCCCTAAGCCCGCTAATGGCGAAGCCGTGCTGGTGATCCAGCAAGAAGACCCCAATGCCAGCGCTGCAGGCGGTAATGACAATCAGCAGACGGCATTGGCGGCATTAGCAGCGAAGCAGCCGGATGCCCCGTTGAGTGAACCGAGCCAAACCGCCTTAGATAAAGCCTTGGATGCACTCACTCAAGGGCAAATGAGCGAAGCCTATATGGCGATGGTAGAGCCATTACTAGCTCAACTGCAGAGCGAGCCGAAGCAGCTGCGGGCGCAACTGGAAAAGGACTATCCCGCCATGGATACCGAGCAGCTTACCGAAACGCTCGCGCGGTTAATGTTTGTGGCTGAACTGTGGGGCATCGCCAATGCCTAAACCAAGAGTGCCTAAAATCGTTGATTTAAGCATTGCCATTAACCAAGCCCCCGCCGATGCGGTGGCCTATTTCCGTGCTAAAGGCTTTGCCATCAGTGATGATTGGCAAGACGTGTGGACCCGCGCCCACGCTCGTGCCTTTACTGTGGCCAAGGCGGCACAGATGGATGTGCTCACGGCGATCCGTAATCAAGTGGATGCAGCCCTAAGCCAAGGGTTAACCGCTAAGCAGTTTCAGGCAAACCTTAAACCTCAACTCGAAAAGCTCGGATGGTGGGGAAAAAAGGAAGTCGATGGCCGCGAGGTACAGCTGGGGAGTCCCTACCGCTTAAACACTATCTATCGTCAAAACATGCAAACTGCCTACATGGCTGGGCGCTATCGGCGCATGTTATCGCGCACTAAAACCCACCCCTATTGGCAGTATGTGGCGATAGATGACGGCCAGACACGCCCAGCACATGCGAGGCTTAGGGGTAAAGTGTTCCGCTTTGACGATCCAATATGGGACATTATTTATCCTCCCAATGGTTGGGGCTGTCGTTGCCGCGTTCGGGCGTTAACTGAAGCGCAGGTTAAGGCGATGGGGATCACTGTGGAAAATGGCGAAGGTTATATCCAGCGCTTTGACACTGAGACAGTCGTGCGCGGAACGGGTGAAGTATTGACTGTGCCCCATGCGCGTATCGATCTGCCCGATGGCAGCAGCATGAGCCCCGATTTAGGCTGGGCCTATAGTCCAGGCGAAGCCGCCTTTAGTACCGACGTGGCCGTCGCTAAAAAGCTTGGCACTATTCAATCCCTCGATACCCGCGCGCAGTTTATTCAGGCACTCAATAATAGCCCGCTGCGCCAAGCCCAGTTTGCCCAATGGACGGATGAAGTCCTTGCCGCCAATCCAGTACAAAAGCGGCGATCAGGCATAGGCGTACAGGCTTTAGGTTTTATGACACCCTCGATTCAAGCCGCAGTGACAGGGCGTTTAGGGCGAGAGCCCAGCGTCTTACTTGCGATAAGGGAACGTGAACTGATATTGCAAAGCGCATCGAATAAGTCACTTAGTCGTGAGGCGCTTACGCAGTTACCGTTGATGTTAGCAGAGCCAGAAGCGGTGCTGTGGGACAGTGAGAATCAACACTTGCTGTATGTGTATTCCGCAGTTGATGGCACCGAGAGCAATGGCAGCAAGAATAAAGTAATCATCAATAGCGCATGGCAGCTAACGCGCCAGCCTAATGAGGGTGAAGTGCAACTGCTGACGTTATCGCTGGCACAATTACAGCAAGCCCAATACCAAGTGCTTGAAGGCAAGTTAAGAGGGGAGGGACATGAGCAAGATTGATATCACCCTTAGCAATGACACTGTAATGCATGTGCTGACTAGCTTGATGGAAAGGCTAGATGACTTAAGCGAACCCATGAACGATATTGCTGCCGTGCTAGAGTCAGCCACAGAAGGTGCGTTTGAAGCAGAGGCCGATCCCACCACAGGCCAAGCTTGGGTATCCTTAAGTGATACTTACCTTAAGGCCAACCCTAAACGCCAGGGCGGTAAGATATTACAAGCCAGTGCTGGCGGACTAGCTGCCAGCGTAACAGCCGACAGCGGCGACTTTTGGGCGGCGATTGGTAGCAATAAAATCTATGCCGCTATTCACCAGTTCGGTGGTATCGACGATATGCCCGCTGGCCCAGCGGGAATTCCAGCACGGACATACCTAGGTGTAAGCCGTGAGGATGAACAGTCTATGCTAGGGATTTTAGGTGAATATTTTGAAGGTTAATCAATCATTATTTATAGCTAATTTGATGAATAAATTTAATTTATCTATCGAAGACTGCAAGATTTTAGAACTAACAACACCTTGAAATGGTTTTAGCAATCTTTCTGCTTCAAGCAAATAAACTAAGGTTAACTTTTTACTATGGGATTCTTGATGATAATACATAGCAACTGTAGATAATTGCAGTAAAAGTTTTTCAAATTCTACCAGTGGACTAGGCTCATTGTTTTGAATTGCAGAGTCAAATTGTTCTTTAAATGCAGCTCTTATGTTTTCATTGTTTTCGAATAAACTTTTTCGCTCGCCATAAATTAACGCATTCATTGTGGTAGCGGTCATGCTGCGTACGTCATCAGCTGTTGTACCATAGGTCGACAATGCACTGACGATTTCATGAGCCACATCTCGTGAAAGAACGAATTTATAGTTAGAAATAATTGAAATATGTGTCCTTAAATCCGCAATAATTCTTAACGCTTCATTTAATTTTGCCTCTTTTTCTAAGTGAGTTACCTGTGCTTCCATAGCTTTGCGACTCAATGCTATTTCTTTTTTAGTCTCTTCTAGTTCTTTGCGAGTAAGGGCTAGCTCTTCCCTTTGCATCCTCAATGACCAGATCAGTAACCCAACAGTTGCAAAGCCTAGGACAGGGTTTAACACCCCACCTAAATAATCCCCAAACTGACCAAATTTTTCTTGATTGGGTACACCTTCATTAAAATTTGCGAAGTAAAATATAAGCAAACAACACGCGATAACGAACAATGCGCTCAATAAAATAATTGGCCACATTAAAAATTTCTCAGAATATTGAGTTTGTGTATGCTCCGCTTGTGGGAGTTTATAGGGATTGGTGATCATACGCCGTCCTTGGAGGTCAAAGTGAGGCCATCATTCTAAGGGGAAGGCGCTTTTAGCGCAAAGCTCTAAAACGCATTTTAAGCGGCTTGGTTCTCAATTTAGTACAACGGCTTATCGCAAAACAACTTAAACGCTTTAACGATGATTTAAATGGGTTTTAAACTGGGTTATGCTCGCTTTGAATAGCCAGCAAGGAAAAATTACAGGAGGTTGCATGAACTTGATTAAAAACTTTTGAGCTTGAAACTAGAGGTGGAACTACCCAGCCTAATAGCTGTGAAGTCTTAGTTGACACCTGTTATCGGAAATCAGCCAAACACCGCATCTAGTTGAACTATAAATTTTTTCAATCCGCTAGTTAGTCCCACTTGATCATTATGGACTCTACAGTGTCGTTTGAAGTTCTATGGTGCCTATCATTTAAGCTTAAAACCCAATTCTTTACCTTGCTTTTACTTATCAGAAGTCTTCCCATGTGTTCAAGTATGGAGAATAGCTAATTTATTTTTTTTGTGATTTAAGTAAGATTTAAACAACAAGGCTCTTGAAAATGGCTGATGTCAGTGGCTAATATGTTGTGTAATGACTGTAAAACCTTTAGTATCACGCGCTAATTTTTTAGATGATGTTTGGGAGTAAGAGGGCAAGGAATGCATAAAAGAAATTGGCCAGCAGATTACCCTGCGCATGTAACAGTACCGCCAGTTGACGCAACTGAGCAGAACGTCAGGTTGTATAGATTGGTGGAAAACAATCCTCCTATACCTTATGATTTTGTTGCGTCTTATAAGGATCGTGATCAAGCTCATCTTGTAAAGTTCCCCAAGTTTTCTAACTGTCCCAATTTCTATGGAACCTCAATGTTCCGTAACAAACAAGCTGCTGAAAATCTAATACAAAGTAATCCTCATCGGTTTAGAAAAAAATCAATTGCTAGTGGGGATGTTTTGGTTGAGCATGGGGTTGTTGGCAAAGAGAGCTCGAATAACCATGTGACGGTTTGGTTTTTTGACGGAACTAGTCCTGATGGGTTTGCATTGATATGAAAAAGTCAGAGTTGTTATTCATCAAATCGGAAGCATTCGGTAGTCTGTATTACCATAATGTCTATAGCTTCTATGAACAGCCATTAACATTCGTTGCATTGAATGATTATGGCCAGCTATTCTTCTGTTATAGTCTTGGTTTAGATGATGAATATATCAAGGACCAGTGGATAATTGTTCCAATTTCGGAAGAGAATGTGAACAAGTTAGAGCAGAAAGACATTCCGATAATTAAGGCTATAAAACAGAGTTCAACATCGCATGTTTTGATTTTAGATATATTGCTTGAATCAGGTGAACTGATAGAAAAAAAAGCTCTTGCCAAAAATCTAGATTTTTTCTTCCCAGATGAAAATGTTTTTATTCACGAAAATGTAAATTATGACGGTACCAGAAAGCATACACATCGTATTCGCTTTTCAAAAAAAGCCCAATCGCCAATTGCTTCCGATGTACTAGACTCAGCATCAAAAGCTTTTAATGAATTTTGTAAGAACTTTCTTAAGTATTTTGATGTTAAAACAAATTTTTATCATCATGATGCAATTGTCGGTTCCTTTGTATATCGAGTAAAAGCAAGTCAAATCGAGGAACTCCAAAGCAAAGGTCATGCTATATTATCTAGAATCTCAAATATTGATGAGTTTATCTATGCCATTGAAAACAAAGAAATTGATTTGAGATTGGCTAGAAATTTGTTTGATGAACTTTTGAATAGTGAATTAAAAGTTGAGCTTTATGATGAAGAATCTACTGAGCTTATTCTGTCTTTGGAACATGAATACGTTCAGAGTCTTTTGAAAGAGGTTGATAAAAGAATTGGTGTGTATTTAGATAGCACAATGGTTCCTCAAGCTGATAACCTCGATAGGATAAAACTCTATTTGGGCTTGGTTGCTGAAAATCAGATCGTAACTTCGGATAATCTGAAAGTTGATCCTAGACAAGTGAGCTATTATCGAGACGCATGTCAACTACTGTCACTTACTCACTCATATGGAAAGATCACTCCTATAGGTTATAAGGCATTAATGGCTGATAATGAAGAGGATTTTCTAAAAATAATTCAGAGACAGTTCGAGGAAATGGAGTGTGGTCACATTTGGATGACAGAACAAAATGTAACCTCCATGTTAGAGATAAATGAAAATACAGCGGCTCAATTTTTGATAAAAAACTGTAATGGGCTGAGTGACAATACAAGTAAGAGACGTGCTCAAACTCTAAGCTCGTGGGTCAGAAAATTTAAGAAATATGCTATTTAATAAATGATTAAGCATTTATTAATCTTGTCTGAGTTATTTCTATAGCCTCAGGATTTATATCATTTCCTTTGAATATTCTTCCTGAGGATATAGCTGCTGAACCTACAAACCCCGCACCACAAAACGGGTCCGCAACAATCTCGCCTTCGGAGGAGCTTTGCTCAATTAGTATTCTTGCTAAATTGACAGGCTTTTCAGTTGGGTAGCCTTTCCATATTCTTTTTTCGGCTAGGACATCGGGTATGGATAGGTCATTCAATTTTCGCTTTCCTTTTTCAAAAAAGAGAATAAATTCATATCTAGCTCGATAATGATATCCCATGCCTATTGTCATTTTGTCCCATATTAAAGGCTTCCAAAACTTGAACCCGACTTTTTCAGCAATAGGTTTTACGACAAATGCTGTCTCTTGATCGCAAAAAAGATAAAAGTGGGAGTTTTTACTTAAAACTCGGTATATTTCAGTAAGCAACTCTTCAAATCTTGAGTTTGGAAATATTTCAAACCATTGATTACTAGAGGACTTACTAACTTTTAAACGAGTTGTTGTTCCAATTTTACGATGCTTTTCCAGTGATTCGTATGGAGGATCTGTAATTAATAAATTAATTGAGTTATTAGGCTGATCCCTCAACCATAAGATTGCATCTTTGCTATCAAGTTCGAATTTTAGAGTTTCCATAATTCCATCAATGAGTTGACTATTGTAAATAGTAATTTACCAATAGTGTATGTATATACAGTGCATTATGTCATAAGCTTGTCCATTATACATTAGTAATTAATTACTATTTTTCAGGGTTTCCCCGAAATCTTTCCAATCCGCTAGTTAGCTCCACTCAATCATCATAGGCACTCCAATGTAATTGAGAGTGCCTTTTTTATGTCTGCAACCACCACCGCTTTGGGCTTTGCCGCCTTAAGCAGCCAGTTAAATGTCAATTCAGAAGCCGCCTTTGTGGTTGGTGAAGATGGCTACATTCAGGCGCTGCCTGATGGCCACTTTGCTGCCGTAGATGGTCGCCCTGATGATGTGGCTGGTGGCAAGTGGTTGATGGATAGCGTTGCGTTCGCGGCCCTGCAAGCAAACACCCCCCATAAAGCCGGTGATCTGGTTATTGACTACGAACACCAAACCCTCAACAAAGAGAAGAATGGCCAGCCTGCACCCGCTGCGGGTTGGTTCAACATCGATGACGTGCAATATCGACAAGGGCAGGGCTTGTTCATTAAGCCGCGCTTTACCGATAACGCCATCGCTTATCTCACTGCCAAAGAATACAAGTACTTCAGCCTAGTGTTCGGTTATGACACCAGCACTGGCCGCCCGCAATTTATCCACTCAGCCGCGTTAACTAACCGCCCTGGTGTCGATGGCATGTTGCCACTCGCATCGTTGGTTGCACTGGCTGCTCTTAATACAAGCCTCAATCCACACGAACTTATCCAATCTACCGACACGGAGGAACTCCATGTGAACCCATTACTGAGAAAAATCTTAGCCGCCTTGGGCGTTGAAATTCCCGATGACGTGACAGCTTTAACCGCTGAGCAAGAGGTCGCGGCGCTATCTGCACTTAATACGCTAACCACGGCAGCAAATAGCGTTGATGGCCTTAAGCAAGAAGTCACTGCACTAACGGCTAAAGTCGGCACTGTTGACCTAAGCGAGTATGTGCCAGCTTCAACAGCGAAGGCCCTGCGCGCGCAGCTGGTTTCGCTAACTGCTGAAAACGGTGTGCTTACCGTTGAGCAAACCGTGAAGGCGGCGATAGATGAAGGCAAAGCCTTTGAGTGTGAACGTGATTACCTAACCAAGTTAGGCCAGCAATCCATGGTGGCACTTACTGCCAACTTGGGTGAGCGTGTGGCTATTGCCGCATTAACGGCCAAGCAAACCACCACAGTTCCCGATCCTATCAAGGACAAGGAAACCAAACTCGCGGCACTGACTGCCGACCAAATCAAAATGGCCGATTCTTGGGGCATGTCGCACGCTGACTTTGCTAAAGCTATCGCCGCTGATCAGGAGCACAAATAATGGCTGCTATTAACGCCCCAGTATTACAAGCCCTGCGCACTATGGTGCGTAGCGAGTTTCAAAATGCGTTAGCTAAGACTGATCCACTGTATTTAAAAATAGCCTCAGTGGTGCCAAGCAATACTAAGTCCAATACCTACGGCTGGTTAGGCTCAATGCCGACCATGCGCGAATGGATTGGTGCGCGGGTGATCAACTCCATCAAAGAGCATGGTTATTCAATCACTAACCGTACCTTTGAAACCACCATCGGTATTAGTCGTGATGATGTGGAAGATGACACTTTAGGGATTTACAAACCTATGGTGCAGGCATTGGCGCAGGAAGGTGAAGAGTTTCCCGACGACTTGGTGTTCGAGCTATTAGCCGAGGGCTTTGGCACTTTGTGTTATGACGGGCAGAACTTTTTTGACACTGACCATCCCGTTAACGAGAAGCACGATGGTACGGGGGCTGACGTATCGGTGGCCAACATGGTGGTTGATGGCGCTTATACGGGGGAACCTTGGTTTTTGCTCGATACCACGCGCCCATTAAAGCCACTCATCTTTCAAGAGCGTCGCAAGCTGGATTTAAACACCCTGTTTAATCCAACCGACCCTGCAGTTTGGACCAATAACGAGTTCCAGTTCGGCACCGATATGCGCTGTGAGGCGGGCTTTGGCTTCTGGCAAATGGCCTTCGCCAACAAGCGTACTCTCAATGCCACCAACCTATGGAGCGCTTACAAAGCCATGCAAGCTTTTACCAGCGATGGCGGTAAGAAGCTCAAGATTCGCCCCAATTTGTTGGTGATCCCAGCTTCTCTTGAAGACGTCGCACTCAAGTTAATGACCCGTGAGCGCATTGATGAAGGTGGCGTGACCGTGGATAACGAATTGAAAGGCAAGTTCGAGATCCTTGTGGTGCCACAGCTTTAGGTGTTCACCCCTTAAGTTTGAGCAGCGAATCGCAGGCACAAGGATGCGCCCGCACCCCAACATCGAGTGAGGTAACAATGAAATGGCGAATCCTTCTAAGAACATTCAAGTCCTGTTGGTTATCTGTCTTGCGCACACTGGCTACCGCCGTGCGGGCATGGCGCTTACCAAAGGCGAAAACCTTATACCGCTGGCCGAGCTGTCGGATGAGCAAGTTGCAGCGTTTGAAGCTGACCAGCGCCTTAAAGTATCTGTGCGTGATATGGCACCAGCGTCGGGGAGTGTGGACATTCCAGACGGTGATCAGACATTAGGCACCGATATCACAGGCACGCTCACTGGTGTGAAAGAACCTAGCGGTGAAGAGAAAGTCTTAAACCAACTGACAGTAGATGAACTGTTAGACCAGCTCACGGTAAAGGATCTTAAGGCGCTAGCAAAAGACTTGGAGATCACCGGCTTTAACTCGATGAATAAACCTGACTTAGTCAATGCTATTCGGGCGGTAAGAGTCACAGTGCCAGGTGCGAGTGAAGCGGATTCCCCAAGCGCTGAAACGGAAAGCACTGAACCATTTGGCACCACCACCAACGAAGCAGGTGAATAGCCATGGCCGACTTAGCCATCACAAGAGCCATGTACGCTACCACTGACAACATGCTGAGTCGCTTTGGTGCGCAGGACTTAATGCTGCTTACCGAACGCGAAGGCAGCGTGCCAGGGGAAATCAATTTCGCCTTGCTTGAGCAGGCGCTGCGCGATGCGTCTGCCGAGATTGATGGCTATATCGTGGGCCGTTACACCTTGCCGTTAACCACGGTTCCCGCCGTATTGGAGCGTAACTGCTGCGATATCGCCCGTTACTTCTTGTATGGCGATAAAGCCCCTGAACAAGTCGAGAAACGCTATACCGCTGTGGTGAAGTTTTTAACCGCCGTGAGCAAAGGCGATATCAGTTTGGGGCTAGCTGATACGGGTGAAGTCGCTAGCCAAAGTGAGCTAGTAGTCAGCATCGACAGTGCAGGTAGCGTGTTTGGCCGTGCATCGTCTAAGGGGTTTATCTGATGTTTGAAATTAAAGATAACTACCTTGCTGCAGGTGATGCGTTGACTCAACTGCTTGAGCCATTAGTGGCGAGTCAGAAGCTGAAAAAGGTCTATCAAGCCAATGAGCTAAGCGAAGTGGATGAGCGCAGCCAAATCACCCCCGCCGCCCATGTGCTGTATATGGGCGATACGCTGGCGGATACCGCACAAGGCGGCAACACCAGCCAAATTAAGCAGACTTGGCTTGTGGTATTGGCTTGCCGTTTATCTATCCACGAAGGCCAAGCAGGTGAGCTATTAGTCAGCCTGTTAAACGCGATTGTGGGTAAGTCCATTGCGGTGGATGGTCAGATGCTTGGCCCCTTTGTGCGCGTTAACAGTCCCGTTAAACCCCGTTTCACTAAAAGCCACGGTTATTACCCCGTGGCGTTAAGTGTGATTTTGAGATTCAAACCTTAACAACCTAAGAGGAACTCACCATGAGTGGATTATTAGTCGCAGGCAACTTCTTTGTTGACCGCTTAAATGCCCAAGGGCAATCAACGGGGATCATTGGCCCCATCAACACCACTAAGCTCGCGATCAAAACCGATGCCGATGAAAAGGTTCGTCCAAGTAAAAAGAAAGACAGCTACGGCCAAGCCTTAAGTGTGGTGAAAATTGCCAAGCCCGCCGAAGTGGAATGGTCATTCGACGATCAACCTGCCGAACTGATTGCCATGGCACTGTTGGGTGATACCCAAGTGCTGAACACGGGCAGCGGCAACTTAACCGATGAAGCTGTGACCTTACCAACCAATCAACGTTGGATTCAGCTACCTGAAAGTAACTTTGCCGCCCTCGGTTTTGTGGTGAAGAAAGACGCTACCACCTTAGTGCTGGGCACTGACTATGAGGTGAACTATGCCCTAGGGCTAGTGCGTGCCGTAAAAGGCGGCGCAATTGAAGCGGGCGGCGCAGTGACTGTGACAGGCCAACATAACGCCATTTCCGGCACGCTAGTTCGTGGTGGCATTAGTGCCCAAACCCGCGCGCGGCTCTTCGGTGAAGGTAAAAACCTCGAAACAGGCAAGCCGATTAAGCTCGAAATTTTCGACGCCAGCTTATCGCCAACAGCGGCGCTCGATTTTGCCGCCAGCGAGTTTGTGAGTGCGACCTTAGCAGGCAAAGCACAGTTGGTGACGGGGAAAGATCATCCGTTCGAGTACCTAGAGTTGGATGCGTAAGCGGTTTTGCTTAACCCAAAGGCATGGCCGTACTCAATTGCCATGCCCTTTAATTCCCATTTAACCGCCGTTTAAACACCGATTATTTAGATACTAATGAGAGCATTAACGAGATAGCCATGGCTGATAAAACCTTAGAACTCGCCCTGCGGATCGTGGCAGAAGCCACGGGCAAGCAACACATTGCGGCTTTAGTCGATGAGCTTAAGCGCATCGGCACTGAGTCGGATGCGGCGAATCCTAAGACGCAGGCGCTCGCTGATGAACTTGATGGCGTGAGTGATGCCAGCCAAGCGGGTGCTAACCAAGTTGATGAACTCAAAAATAGCCTTGATCCGTTAAGCGACCAGCTAGACCAAGTGGCCCAAAGCGGCCGTAATACCAGCAACCAAACAGAGCAGCTTACTAATGACCTCAAGCCTTTAGCAACTGGGCTTGATGACGTAGGCGATAGCAGCCAATCGACCAGCCAAAAAGCCAATACCTTAGCCAATAAGCTCGATGAACTGGCTAACCAGCAAGACCTGATCAACACCATTAAGCGGTCACGTAATGAGCTTGAACAACAAGAGCTTGCTGTCACTGCCGCCGCCTTAGCACTGCAGGACTTAAAGCAACGTGCCAGCCAAACGGATGCGCCTTTTGTGCAGCTGGCACGCTCTATTGATGTGGCAGAAAAAGAGCTGGAGCAAATGCAGCGCGAGTTAGCGCAGCAATCATCTAGCCACACTAAGCTGCAAAATGCCCTGTCAAAATCGGGCATTGATTACAACAACCTGACCACAGCGCAGCGCAAGTTAAGTGCCGAATTTGACGGCACTGGCCGCAATGTCGATAAGTTTGCTAATCAGTTAGATAAGGGCAATGCCAGCGCCCGTGATCAAGCCAGTTCGCTGCGTGGCGTGATCGGCCAAGTGACCGCTTTAGCGGGTGCCTATTTGGGCTTTGACCGCGTGGCCCAAGCGTTGAAGGATGTCTTTGCCACGGGCGATCAATTTGAACGTCTTGGCGTACAAATGAATGCCGTGATGGGCGGTTTTGAATCTGGCAAACAAGCCACCGCTTGGGTAAAGCAATTCGCCATCGATGTGCCACTGCAACTGAACGAAGTCAACCAAGCGTTTGTGAAGGCCAAAGCCTTTGGCCTTGATCCTATGAACGGCACCATGAAGGCGATTGTGGATCAAGCCTTTAAACTCGGTGGCGGTTTTCAAGAGGTTGAGGGGATCACCTTGGCACTCGGCCAAGCCTGGGCAAAACAAAAGCTACAGGGTGAGGAGATCCTGCAGTTGATTGAGCGCGGCGTGCCCGTATGGGACATGCTGGCTAAGGTCACGGGAAAGAACACCTTAGAGCTGCAAAAACTCAGTGAGCAAGGCAAGCTTGGCCGTGATGTGATCCAAGGCTTGATTGATGAAATGGGCCGAGCCGCAAATGGCAGCGCAGCGGCGCAGATGGCTTTGCTCAGTGGCCAAGTATCAAACCTCAAAGACAACCTTTCATCCTTCTATGATCTCGTGGCTCAGTCCGGTGCGCTTGATTGGCTCAAGGGCCAGATCAGTGAGTTGAATCTTGAGTTTGCCGCCATGGCCGCTGATGGCCGTTTAAAGGAATGGGCGCAGCAAGTCAGCGACACGATCGTGAGCATAGGCTCAGCGGTGCAAGATGGCGCGGCGATGCTGTACCACTTCCGTGATGAAATTGGTTTTGTGGCTAAGGCATTTCTCGCGTTAAAAGTCGGTAGCTATTTTAGTGATGTGATCACGGGAGCCAATGCCGCCATCGGCGTGATGCGTCTTTACACTGGCGCGATCATGGGTACCACTGCGGCGAGTGAGGGCGCGGCCTTAGCTGCTGGCAAACTTAAAACCGCCTTGGCAGCAGCGGCTAAAGCGGGTTTGTACTTAGCCCTGATTAGCGAGTTGATCGAGGTCGCTCGGGTATACCAAGAGTTATTGATTGCTGAAGAAGCACTGGAAAAATCTAAACGCGCTGCCGCGTCTAGCGCCAAACAGTTGGAGTACTCACTTAAGGATCTCAGTGAGCAAACGGGCGTAGCCTTTACCACTATGGCCGAGTTCAACAAGGCGGTAGACGAAGGCAAACTGATTTATGACGACGCCACTGGTAAGTGGAAGAACGCCGCGAAAGCGATGGAAGAAGTTAAACAGGCCGCCGTTGACGTCGTTGAGCCGATTAAACTAACGGTTGAAGAAGCGCTGCGCCTGACCTTTACCTTAAGCGAACAAACTAAAACGCTCGATGGCGTTAAAGGTGGTATGGGCGGTTTCATTCGCCAAATTGATGCCGCCTTAGTGCCGTTAAAGGCGGCGGGGGATCAATACGAAGGCCACGTTAAGTTACTCACATTACTGCGCGCCAAGTTTGAAGAGCAGCAAACCTATCTTGATGCCACGGCTAAGGGCGCAGAGGCATTGGAACAAGCCTATAAGGACTTAGGGCTGACCAGTAGCCATGCCTTAGAGCAGGTGAATACGAAAGCCGAAGCGGCCTTTAATCTGATTAAAAACAACCGTGAACCGATTGAGCAACAAAAGGATGCATTTTTAGCCTGGGCTAAAGCGGCATTAACGGCCGCCGAAGCGACGGGCGCAGCGGTACCCGAAACCTTGAAAGCGCAAGCCGCTACCCTTGGACTAACCAAGGAACTAAGCGAGCTGACTGCGAAGCAATACGGCTATACAGACAGCGTGAAGGAACTTTCACCCGAGCAAGCCAAGCTAAGCCGCGCAGTGGCAGAAACTGAAGCCCGTTTGAAGCAATGCCGCGATGTGATGAAAAGCTCGACGGTATCGAGTAAAGCCAAAGCAAAAGCTCAACAAGATCTGATTAGTTTACAGGGCAAGTTAAGTGACCAAACTAAGCAGCTCAGTGAGGTTCAGGCACTCGAAGCGGCTAATTATGAACAGATAAAAAGTAAGTATGCCGCTGTATCTGACGAGATGTTAAGGCTCGAACAAGCCTATAAAGACGGCGGCATCACGGCGGAAGAATACCTGCGACAAAAAGAACGCTTAGTTGAAGTGCTAAGAATATTGCAACGCTTAATGGGCGGTTTAGAAGATGGTGAGCAAGAGACTGACGAACAGGTAAAAAAGACCACTAAAACCTTAATTGAGCAACGCGAAGAACTTGAACAATTAGAGGAAACCACTGGCCGCGCTACTGAGTATGTAAACCTGTTCGCGGGTGCCTATGCCCACTTAAATAAACAGTTCAACTTTAACGAAGATAGCACCGAAAAACTCAACGCCCGCGTCGATGAGCTGACTAAAAGCATCATGAACAATATGCGGGTGAATACGGGCTTTTGGGGTGTGCTGGCGCAGCTCAGTAACCAAGCATTTATCCGCGAAAAGCAGATCATCAATGAAACCTTACTGACCCGCAAATGGACTGAAGAACTCGAAAGCTCAAGCATTAGCCTCGATCGCGTCAATCAAATTAGCCGCGAGGCTAAGTGGAATATACGCGAGCTAGGCGACGAAGAGCTTAAGCCTCTGCAAGCGGCCATTGATGCTACCCGCGATCGTATTCTCGGCCTGCGTGACGATATCAACGCGACCTTGGACAGTCTTAAAGATGAGATGGATCAGCTCAACAATAACCAAGCCGCTATCGAGAAGCGTCGCTATGAGCAGCAACAGGCTGAGCTTAAGGCGCAGCTCGATGCTGCCCGCACAGCTCAGGATAAAGAGTCCATCGCCAGTGCCCAAGAAGCACTGCAACTGAGTCAGCAAATCTACGCCACCAAACTAAAACAAATCGAAGCAGAGGCGGTAGAACGTAACGCGCAGGCGATCGAGCGTGCATCAAGCAGTGCAAGCACCGCGATGAATTCCACTCGCAGTACTACAAGCCAAACCACTTCGCCATCGGTGAGTAATCAGAACACAGGCGGCAGTGTACAAATTTATCGGTTAGAGCTGGCAATGCCATCGGGCAATGTGGTGAAAGCTGATTTGCTTGATGAGTTTAAGCAGCTGTTTTTGCGCGAACTAGAACAGATTAAGGCCACCTCATGATCACCTTAGACACGCTTCAATTACCGCATTTTATTTGGCTTAACCGCTTTGGTTATACGCCCTTTGTGAGCAGCACTGAGTTTGCGCTCGATGGCTCGCAGCATGTTGAAGTCGCGGCTAAACAAGCAGGGCGTTCCATTATGCTCTTTAGTGATGGCGAATCTTTAAGTCTGTTTGAAGCTCTTGAAAGCCACGCCAATACAAAAGGGGCGGCCAGTTTCAATCTGGATATTAACGGCACTGTTTTTAGCGTGATTTGGGATTACCGCGATCAACCGATTAGTGGTGCACCAGACATTAACTACAGCGATAGCGCCCCCGATGCTGTCGATGCCATCACCCTCAAGTTAATCACTGTTTAAAGGCTGTTTAATATGGCAACTTCTCCGACTCCGATTTCTCGCGACAGCTTAAAAATCTTCAAGCCTGAACTATTAGGTTCGAGCAATGAGGCAGGTGGCCAGCGCACCAACAACGCAGTTCAATCAGGGCAGATTAACGAACTGTTTGATGCTATTTCAGATATTGATCATGCCCAATCGAGTATCGAAATCGCTAAGGCGTATCCTACGCTCTACACAGACGATACGAGCAAGCTTAAACAGGCTCATGTGTTTTTCAGTGAGCCACCCGTCGATCCGTTGGTGAACGTGTTTATGATTGAATCACCCGCGCTGAATGATGAGTCTCGCATGACGGATATGAAGGAGATCATTGAGTCGTCTGTAACTGCAGGGGAATTAATCCGCGAAGGTGGCCCAGGGTTCCTTGTAAATCAAAACTCGTTTTCCTCAGATTACTTGCAATCGACTTATCACTTTAATGATCGCGATTACTGGAAAACTACCTATTTGGTCGTGGGCCAAGTGATTTGTATTACTGTGGAATATACTGGGGTGGAAAATGCCGATTGGCCGCGCAAAACTCACTTTTGCAAAGTAACCAAGACCAATAATGTTAATGGCCAAGTCGGTACCGTCACGTTTGACCCACCCATTCCTTTTGCCACGCCATGGCCATCATTAGCTGTTAATGGACAAAGCAAGTGTACTAAGCTGCGCTTATCAAATACCGCATCACCGCTTAAGTTTCATGGCGTAACCAAATTAACGGCTGTGGCCAATGGCGTTAATTTAGCCGTGGGGGCGACGCAGTTGTCGTTACTGCCATCCATTACCACTGTGTTACCCAAGCCAGGCAATACCATTGTCGGCGGCAGTGAAAACGGGGATGCCACTGTCAGCCAAGTGATCCGCAAAGTGATCTCCCAACCTTCAAGCGCAGGTACCTATAGCTATACTTTTACCACCACGGATTTATTAACTGATGAAAACGGATTAGTTGCCGTTTCAACGTTACCCACGGCTGCTATGGGTGGTTATACCAGCTACATTCAATCCGTGACAATTGGCTCAGGTAATATCACGGTAACGCTCACCTCAAGTACAATATTTAATAATGCGTCAACCGTGAGCCTGTTTTATGTTTCATCCTATAAATACAGTATCTATTCAAGCGCCAACCCGTTCCCCGCCAATAAGCAACTGACAGTGGGCAGTATTAAAGGCCGCGCAGTCTTTGCTGATACAAACTATGCTGCCCAAGATGTGTATGAGAGAGTGAGCGCCGAGGGCACAACAGGCAAGCTATATGATGGGACAGAACACATCGCAACCATTAATTACTTAACGGGTGCGGTGACTAAGCAAGTTATTAGCCGTGGCGAGTTTACGTTTACCTATGCCGGATTAGTCGAATCGAGCGCGGCTGCTGCTGCAGGTGATACGGTCGCTAAGTTCACCTTGTCAGTGCCAAATCCCTTATTAGAAAGCTTTTATGTGCAGGTTGAGCGTATCTCTGATCGAGCGCTGATTAGTGCCTCCGCCAATGCTCAAGGGGTGGTTGCTGGCACTGGCATTAACGGCAGCATTAGCAGTGGCATTGTGGAACTGACCTTTAGTGCCCCAGTGGATTTAACCACATTGCGCTATGACATTAGCGACCAAGTGCGCCAACTACCACCCGCTGAGATTTATGGCCTTAACCCGCTGCGTATTCCTTATGATGGCATTGTGAATATGTTCCGCCAGTGGGGCACTGTGGCGCTGTCACACTCACAAGTGCAGCAAGTCACCGCCACGGCTGGTACCGTGTATAACATTCGTCAAAACGCAGCATTTAGCGACATTACAGATGCGAATGGCGCCAGCCTATGGACCAGCGAAAACACCCATTTCACCGTAAATAAAGCGGCAGGCACTGTCACCATTAATAGTGCCTTTACTGGTTTTGCGCCGCCCTTTGTGCTGACCGATGTCATTAGCGAACTGGCGTTAGTTTCAAGCTTTACCCCAAGTAGCATAGTTCTGGCAAAACCTTTATCACGCGAATACCCCATAGGGGCCACTGTTGCCAGTGTGCAGATTTTAGGTGATTTGCAGGCGCGTGTTGGCCAAGTACGGGATATGACCGCCTGGTCAAATAACTGGGATGTTGATGGTGCTCAAGCCACGGGTAATTTCAATGCCGTTGACTATCCGGTAGAAGTTAAAAATAACACTGCAGTAAACGAAGATTGGGTAATGATTATGACCAGTGAAACCGCGTTTCGCTGCGTCGGCCGCCGCCTCGGACAAATTGCGACTGGTGATGCCCTCAATGATTTTGCCCCTATCAACCCAGTGACCAATACCCCTTATTTTGTGCTCAGAAAAGGCGCATGGGGTGGTGGTTGGCAAATGGGCGAGGCGGTGCGCTTTGCCACCTTTGCGTCATCAAAACCCATCATGCTGCTGCGAAATGTGCAGGTTGGCCACAGCCAAATCACTACAGATAAAGCCGTATTGTCATTTTTCGGTAACGAGTCATAGGAGCAATTGAAATGGGATTACCAGTTACAGTTTATCGCTACACAGACCCAGGTGCGCCACAGTTGGTTAATGCCACCCCCTCAGAGTGGATTAATATCCTAAAAAAAGTGCTGGTTGAGGGTTATGGCAATAAAGCCCCGCTAGGCTGGACTCTTGAATTCGAGAATGCCGCAGCGTTTAAGGTGGCATTTAGAAACTCACTCGCGAATGGTGGCTCAGGGGGCTATTTTCAATTTTGGTCAGCTAATGGTGGTAATACTTCGCAGCAAGGTTGTTATATAAAATGTGCAGGGGATATGTCTGCTATAGATGTGTTTTCTAAAGCTTGTGGTCTTAGAGCTGCAACACTTTCAAACTCTGGTAAAGGGTGGGAAATTATAGGTACATCAAGGGGATTCTACCTAATGCAGCATCGGACTGATTCACCAAAGATGCTTGTTGCTGCTAACACTATCTTTTGGTGTTACTTCATTGGTGATATTCATAGTTTTTATTCTAATGATATCAACTGTTTTTCACTTATTTCAGGTAATAACACCGCTGGTGATTTACCTTCAACACCTGCAGGTAGTGTCATTGGTTGGACTACGACACTTTCTGCCCAGTTATATGCGGTTGATGGTGTCAATACTAGCCGAATGTATTCAATGACTCTTCCGTTTATCAATACAAGCTCACCAGCAGCACCATTTCTTAACGATGCAGAGGTGTCGAACTTACAACATAATTTTGTTATGCCGTATTTAGAGATTGCATACAACAGCAATGATGCAAGTGGAGTTCCTGCAAATATCAGCACGTCATTACCAGTTTGTCGAGGGACAGCACCAGGGATGAAGGTTTCCTCATTTGTTGGCTACGGTAATAACAACTGGCCAGTTGATCGAATCTTTGACGGGATAACTTACATTTTACTCAGATCTGTTTACAACAATAAGTTATGGATTAGTACGGGTGACTGGTATGAGTAAATTTATCGATGTAAAACCCGTAAAGTCATCGATTTATCATCAAGCAGTTATAGATATTAAAGTTGATAACAACGCAGAGCGATTAATTGTAATGAATCGCTTAACATGCGAACTTTATTATGTTTTTAATTGCAATCAAGTGAAGAATGTCAAATTAATAATGCCATTGGAACATACAACAAACAATGAGTTATTGGTCGGCATACTCGATGATGACCGCAACTATAACGCTAAATTATTAGATGGTCGGCAAGCCGATTTAATTAACGGCAATCAAGTGACGATTCGCCCATGACAGCCATTGTTATCAATTTTGATAAGCCATGGATTGCCTCAGCCTCACCTATTGTCATTAGCTTTACCGATGAACCCACGCCAGAGATACCAGAGGTACCCATTAGCCCAGGTACCATTGGTATAATGTGCGGCATAGGTATTGCGATTGCGCCGAGTGTTGCACAGCAGCTAACCATTAAAGAAGCCACCCAAAGCCATGCCACACAATTAACGTCACAATGGCAAGTCGGCCATGTGACGCAAATCGTGACGGCCAAGTGGCAAGCTAAGGCATTAATGGGCATTACCGCCTCAGTGGTTTGGCGCTGGAATAACCTAGTACCATGTAAAGCTGATTTGCTTTGGTTGGTGCCGCAGTTACATAGTGTGCAAGCCAATAGCCTATGGCTATCGCCAGAATCCGTGTCATCAAGGGTTGAAATGCTATGGCGGCAACCAGAGGCTACCACGCAGATTATCACGCTGGGTTTAAGGCAAGGTGAGTTAGTCCCGACTGAGGTTAAGCTTGCCCACTCGAATATTCGTGCTGCAGGCGATATGAAAGAAATAGCATGGGGGCCACATGCTGCGCGGTGGGTGTGCTCGAGTAAGTATCGACCACCCAAAGGCAAGATCACCATTAACTTTAGCGATCCTTGGGTAAATGCAGCCAGCCCGATTGTGATCAACTTTACCCCTTCACCAAATATTTGTTACTGGGACGATGGCGGCGGCCTGATAGGCACAAATCCATCGTTACCCACCATTGATTTTAAGATCCCTATCGAACCGCAAATCAGAAGGAGTTACCTCATGCAGCCTCAAATCAGTTGTGTTCGTGTGAGTGACGGCGTTGCTGTGGTGCTCAAATCAGTATCCATTTCTCAATCCCGTTCGCAATGGGCCAGTAGCGGAAACTTAGCGTTTTCATCCCGTATTGATGCCGAGCGTGCCGCTAATGAATTACTGAAAATAAGCATTAATGGCTATGACTTTTACCTGCTTTGTGAGTCTCCCAGCGAGTCAAAAGCCTTTGGCAAAACCAGTTATAGCGCGACAGGTCGAGGCCGCTTAGCCACACTCGCCAGCCCGAACCGAAAGGCCATCAACTATGTGAACGTGGTAGCCCGCAGCTTTATTGGTTTGATGGCCGATATTGTGGCCAATACTGGGTGGACTGTCGCCAGTAAAATTAGTGATTACCCTGTACCCGCAAACGCCTTTAGCTATGCCGCTAAAACACCCGCTGAAGCGATTAACATGATGGCAAATAGCATTGGGGCCATGCTCGATGTGAACGATGAAACTCAGACTATAACTGTGATCCCGCAGTGGCCAGTCGTGCCTTGGAATACCGCAAGCGCAATTCCCGATGTGATTTTGCATGATGGAGTGATCCTCGAATTTAACGAGCGTATCGACATTCGTCCCGATGCTAATGCGGTGTTTGTACGTGGTGAACAGCAAGGCGTGGCGGTGAAAGTGAAACGTTTCGGGACCGCTGGTGACAACTTTGCTGGTGATATAGTGGATAAGTTAATCACTGATAATCAAGCCGCAAGAATGCGCGCAACGGCCGAATTAGCCAACGCAGGTAATAAGGTGCAAAACAGCATTCGCGCAAAGGTCATGGCGGATTTGCCACCCATGCGACCAGGCATGTTAATTGGGGTTCGCAAAGGTGCCGAGGTGTTTAAGTCAGTGTGTGAAAGCTTCAGCATAAGCGGCAGCGTTAATGAGTCAACGGGGATGGTTACAGTGAATCAGACAGTGACGCTATTGCGTAATGAGGTGGCTGCATGAGCAACATCTATCAACGCTTAGCGAACTTAAACCCTAAGCCTCAGCGCAGTGTTGCCACTGTGATTAACGTGACGAATGGCACCACGACAGTACAGCACGCCGATGGCAGTTATCAGACCGTTTTGGGTGACTCAGTTGCCAGCGGGAAAGTGTATATCGTCGATGGTCAGATCCAAGGTCAAGCCGCCGACCTGACGTATGTTGAATTAGAGATTTGATAAAAGAGAGCGGTCTAGCAATGCTACCAACACTGCTAGACCGTCAACACACAGGATAACACCCTGTGAGCCAACCAAGGCTCCCTCACCGCGTCGACACGGCGAACCGAGCCTAGCATAAAAAATCCTAAAAAAGGAGGCTCACATGCCAAAACCGATTATCCCTTGGATGGGCGGTAAGCGTAGATTAGTTAAGCAGATTTTACCGATATTCCCTGAACACCATACCTATGTCGAACCCTTCTGCGGCGGTGCTGCAATGTTCTTTAGCAAGGATGAGGCGAGGGTGGAAGTGGTCAATGATATGAATGGCGATCTCGTCAATCTTTATCGGGTGATTAAACACCATTTAGAAGAGTTTATAAGGCACTTTAAATGGGCTTTAATTAGTCGTGAAGAGTTTCTATGGCAGAAGAATACTAATCCAGAAACACTTACCGATATTCAGCGAGCGAGTCGCTTCTACTATCTGCAAAAGCTGGCGTTTGGCGGGAAAGTATCAGGTCAGAATTTTGGATGTTCAGCGTCTCGACCCGCTGGTTTGAACTTGTTAAGGATTGAGGAAGATCTCAGCGTTGCTCACCTACGCTTGGCAAGAACCTATATCGAGCGCTTGGACTGGGCTGAGTGCGTAAGACGATACGATAAGCCAGAAACCTTGTTCTATTTAGACCCGCCTTACTGGAGTACGGCAGGCTATGGTGTAGAGTTTGGACTAGAACAATATGCCTTGATGGCCGAGCTTGCGAAGACAATCAAAGGCAAGATGGTGATCAGTGTGAATGACATACCAGAGATGCGCGAGGCATTCGCTGGGCTACAAATGAAGACTCTGGGAATACGTTACACGGTAGGAGGCTCAAAACGCTCTGGAGAGCAGCAAGAACTGCTCATTTGGAACTGGTAG